GTTTAGGCGAAGATCTCCCAATCCTCGGCCAGCATATCGGTCTGGCTCGCCAGCCACGGCACGCGGCTCTTCGGCGCCTCGGTGTTCTGCGTCTGCAAGCCGGTCGTGTCGATGTAGATGTAGGGGCTTGTCATTTTGCTGTAGGCGTCCGGTACCTGAAGCTCAATGAAGATGCCCTTGCCGTTCCAGCCTCTTCTGCACACGCGGAAGCCCTTGCGCATGGCCTCGATGGCAAGGCCGAAATTCATGCCGTTGATGGGATGGTAGGCGTCGTCGAACGCGCCCTTCGGACTGAAGCTCTCGTAGCCGTCCGGATAACGGACCTTGTAGCCGAGGTCCACGGTGCCGCAGCGCTTCGCCTCCGCCGCCTCCGTGACGACGCGGACGTTTCCCTCCGCGTCTGCCACGCGGTAGGCAGGCTCCGCTTCGATGATCTTGGTGCCGATGTACTTTTTCATGTCCTTACTCCTTTTCAAATCAGACTGTCCAGCTCTTCGATGCTGTTCAGCAGGCGGTTGAGCCGCCTCTGCTGACTTTCGGTCAGCAGCCGCAGCGCGCCGAAGGCGGGCGGTTCCACGCTGCATCCCTCATTCGGGCGGACGGGCTTCTCTCCGCGCAGCTTGTGCAAAATACCCTCAACGCGGGCGCTGGCAAGCTCGATCATTTTTGCATTTTCCTCCGTAACGGAGAGAATGGCCGGCGCTTCCTGCGGAGCGCAGATGTTGCAGGTCTCATTCATCATGATAAATTCTCCTTTCTCTCAGCCCTCGCGGTGCTGACGCTCTGTGCGCTTCTCGACGCGCTTGCGGTCCGCCGTGCGCTGCGCGCGGCCGTGGATCAGGCGGCGGACCAGCGCCAGCAGCCCGCTCTGCTTCGGGCTGTACTGCGGCGTGACCCACGCCTTCCTCGCCGCGCCGGCGCAGATGCTCTTCGTCACGCGGTAGCTTCGGTGGCTCCTCTTCTGGTGGTTTCTTGCGCTGCTCATGTTGGTTCTCCTTTCAGTGTTTCTTCTCCCTCCGGCGAGAGGGGAGTGATCCTTCCGCGCTCCACAAGTCCGCGGAACACGTCGTATCCCATGTAAAAGATGATGCCGGTGCTGCTCTGGTACTGGACGCAGGGCGTTCACAATTTCTTCTCCGCTCATGTCTGCTCCTCCACATAGCACCAGCTCTGCGGCGGGCGCTTGATTGTCACCGGTTCCGCGCCAAATCTCGTCTCACGCAGCCCTGTAAACTCTCCCAGCTCGCGCGGCGTGTCATAAATCAAAAGGTCGGAGATACGCCAGCCGATAGGATTGCCCTCCGGCGCATACTTCCATATTTCCTTGCGCGTCAGGCAGGCCATCCGCTCGATCTCCTCCGGCGTCCCCGTCACGAAGCACGGGCGGCCATGGCTGAACGGGATGAAGCCCTTGCACGTAAACTCTCCAATGACTTTCCCATTCCCTACAAAGCCGCCGACCGGGATTGCCGTCTCCGCATCCATGCAGGCTATCAGGTTTGTGCCTGTCTGGTTCTGCATAAATGCAAGGTGCTTGTTCTGCGTGCAGTAGATATAGCACTTGAAGGGTGGGGCCAGCTTTGGCCGGTTCTTTCTGACCTCGATGGTCTTTTCGCCGGAAGCGATCTTTTGACACCACTCCGGACGGATGCTGATAAGTACAGCTTTACTCATTCCGCATCGCCTCCATCGCCTCGGCGTCAACGTAGTCACACACCCTCTGGGCGCAGCTCTTGCACAGCTGCTTTTCGAGGTCCTGCCCCCGCTTAAATCTGACCGTGCCGAAGCGGTTGAAATCCAGATTCACGCCGTCTTCTTCATAGTCGATCTCGCGCAGGCACATATCGCAGTAGACCTTAACCATCTTCTACCTCCTCGCAGGCATCACCCGGAAACGCGATGGTGTTCCCGTAATAGTGGACAAAATAGATCGGCTTTTCATCTTTGCCGGTCGTTTTCAGCTCCACGCTGAAGATGCAGCCCTTCTTCGCCAGCGGCATCGTCAGATCCCGTGCCAGTCGGATCTTCATGCCGTTTCCTCCTCCGCCTTCTCGGCGATCATGTTCCGCAGCGCGCCCAGCGCGCGGTAGACCTTCGGACGGTTCTCCTCGTCCAACTCGCCGGCAAGCTCCGTCAGGCGGTTCACCGTCTCCTGCGCCTGCCGGAACAGCACGCCGAACTCCGCAAGCGCCTTGTTGTCCATCGCTGCGGCGCTCTTCCGAGCCTTTTCCAACTCGGCGCGCAGGGCCGCCGCCTGTTCCTCCGCTGCTTTCCTTCCGGCCTCGGCGTTTTCCACAGCCTTCCGTGCCTCGTCGCGCTGCTCCTCCGCCGCCTTCAGCTCCTCGGCTTTCTTGGCGACCGCCGCGTCGCGCTTGGCCTTGGCCGCCTTTTCCGCCTCCTTGACCGCCGCCGCGATCTGCTCGGCGCTCGCGTCCACCGTCTGCACGGCCACGTCTACCGGCTTCTCGCGCAGCGCCTTCAGCTCGCGCTCCAGCTCCGCCGTGCGCTCCTGCGCGGCGAGAGAAATGCTCTTGGCGTCCTCGACCTCGGCGCGGGCGGCCTCCGCCGCCTCCTGCGCCTTTTCCGCCGCGGCTTCCGCTTCTGCCGTGGCTTCCTTCTGCCGGTCCAGCTCGCGTGCCGTTTCCTCTGCCTTCAGCTCGGCGAGCTTTCTCTGCCGGATGGCCTCCTCCAGCTCGCGCTTACTCATTTCGGAAACGGACTTTTCTTCGCCGTTTACGACGTGCTTTTCCTGTGCGAAATTCTCTCGCTCGGATGCCGGCAAAGCCAGTAATACCAGGGCTTTCGAGGCTCCCAAATCCCTCACCAGTGCGGGATTTTCATACTCCCTTGCAAGCTGCATAAAGCGCTGTGCGGAGGCCTCTGAGAACTCCACCTTTTCACTCAGCCAAGGCAGCCATTCACCGTGCTTGAGCTGCGCTTTCGCCTCGATCAGGCGCTTGCCGATCTCAAGGACCGCCTGCCCGCCGACCGCCTTATAGAAGATGATCTCCTCCGTGATCGCCTCGATCCCGCGCTCCGTTTCGACCGGCGCGCTCTCACCGAACATCCCGCTCAGCGCCGCGCCCTCGCTGACGCCCTCCGGCGTCACATCTACCATGCCGTACATACTCATGCCGTTTTCTCTCCTTTCACCGGCAGGACCGGCCTGCCGCTCTTATCCCGTTTGCTTCCACTCTTCAGCCATGCGAGCCAAAGGTCGATAAAGGCCCCGTGCCGCTCCTGCGGCGAGGCGAGCTTCTTTCCCGCTTTGTATTCGTTCCCGTAGCCGTGGATCTGCCGAATGTCGTTTCCCCGTGCGCCGCACATTTCGATGGTGATGTAGCTTCGGTGCGGCGTCTTTTCCTTCCGCAGGAAGAGGATCGTCGCCGCTCCGCTCATGTGCCGCTCGGCGTAGCCGCCGACGCAGTGATGCAGCGTCTTGCCCTCGTTGATGATCTGCCGGTCGTCCTCCGGCACCACGATGCAAAGGCCCATCGCCGAGAAGGTGTACTTCTTTTTGAGCTTCTTATACCGTTTTTCGTATGCCTTTCGCGCCGCCGCGTTTTCCTCGTATCGGATCGCCGCGATAGCCGCGTCATGCGCTCCCTGCAGGTCCTTCGGAAAGGCCACGTCCCGCCGCGCAAGGTCGTACTTGAGCTTTTTCGCCGCGTCGATGTAGTCCAGCCACAGTCCCGCATTCTTGTGCCGGTGCTTTTCCAGATACCGCGCCAGCACGAGCATGCTTTCGCCGGTCTCCCGGAGCGCCGCGCCGCAGCGCTCCTGCTCGCCTCTGCCGCCGATCCGCCCACAGATCGTCAGCGCCTCCTCCAGCGTCACGCCGCCGTGACGCACCAGCTCCAGCGCCTCCAGCTCCTTTTGCCCGATGCCTCCGGCAAGCAGCCGCTTCGCCGTTGGCTTGTCCACCCCGAAGAAGGCCGGCATGGTCTTCGCCCGCCAGTTGAGCGCGCGGCTGTTCATGCAGCCTTGGATGGCGTCGTTGATGATCTTTTCACATCCGGCCTTCGCCAGCTGCTCGATGCGCGGGTAGCGCGTCCACAGTCCGAGGTAGGTCAAAAGGCCCCTTGTGTTCTCCCTCGGATCGTCTCCGTCCAGACCGAAGGACGGCTCCGCCGCGCAGTATCGCAGCGGCGACGCCGCGATCTGGTCCACGCCGTGTACCGCGTAATCTCCGCTCCTTCGGCACAGCCAGCTGTCGCTCTCTGCGAACGGCTCCGTCATGGTTTTCTGCGGAATGAGTCTCGGTGCGAACCGCTGTTCTTCCTCGCTCCATTCCCACTTTCTTTGCCACTTCTGGCACTTGCCCTGCGCGAAGTAATAGACAGCCTTTGTGCAGCTCTCCGCATCGTCCGACTCCCAGCGCCCGTGATGCTTCCACACGCTCAGCGCGACCGCGCGCAGCGCCCCGCCGATGGCGCGCAGCAGCACGATCTGCCGACGCTCGTCCAGCGCATTTCCGTTGCGCAGCCTTCCTCGCGGGTAGAGCGTCACACCGCAGCCGCAGTCCGGACACAAAAGGTCCGACTTTGCCTCGGCATTGTTCTCCTGCTTGAAGCGCTTCCACTCGCGCTCCGTCCACCATACCTTTCGGCCGCAGCGCGTACATTCCGTCGTCACGCCGAGCCTTCCGTTCTCGTCTGCCTCATGCTCAAAGAAGAGATAGCCGGTGAAGCACCGCTCAATAAATTCCTGCTCCTCTCCCGTGCAGCGGAACGGGACCTCCAGCGCGGCCTTCTGCTCCGCTTCTGTCAGATTGCACCGCATACCGTCACCTCACAGAAAGTCCGCAATGTCAAGGATCTTCTTCTGTACCGCAGGCCGCGGCGCTTCCTCTGCCGTCGGGCAAAGGTCGATCTCCATGCGGAAATGAATGTCCGCGCCCTTGAAGTAGAAGCGCACCGCCTTGCGGTAGGCTTCGAGGTCGGAAATGCTGCCCCCGACGCCCTTGGCGACCGCCGCCATGCAATCCTTGAAGCTGCCGCCCTGCGCCACCGCCTGCGCGAACTCCGCGTCCTGTCGGCAAAAGTCCGTCAGGGCCTCGCGCACGCTCGGCGCCATCGCGTTCTCCTTCTGCCCGCTCACCGTCTCGGCGAGCTTATTCAATGCCTGATCCAAAAACTCTTTCATACCCTTGCTTTTCTTCCCCGTCCTGTGCTACAATGGCGGGGGAGAGATCTCCTTTCATGATTTTTCTTCGCTGCGGTTGACCGGTGCCACGGTCAGCCGCTTTTCTTATGCGCTCTCTGCCTGGATCGCCGCGATCTCCTCCAGCTCCTCGTCGTCGAGGTAGTTTTTGCCGAAGTGGAAGCGGAACTCGTCCACCGTCCAGCCCTGCTCGAGCATCACCTTGCGCTGGCCGTAGCGGCGCAGCGTCCGCATGGTCTCGGCGCAGTTGTGTGCCGCCTCCGGCCCGAAGATGTGGCAGCGCCCGTGGCACAGCCGCACCTTCAGCCCGTACCGCTCGCACTTCTTGCGGTCCGCGGCGTTGCCGCCGAAGATGTGGTGGAAGTCCAGCGGGTCCTCCGTGCCGTCGCGGCCGCAGAGGAAGCACACACCGTCTCTCGCGTTTTCCCGTTTCATTTCTTCTCCTCCTGTTTTCTCTGGCTCTCTCGGTTCCATTTCTTTGTGGCCTCCGATAGGGCTTCCCCTCCGGCCACGGTGTAGCCGCAGGCGGCGCAGCGGATGAAGTACCTGCCGGCAACGTTCACGCTCTCCTTGCGCTCGCCGTCGTACCTCCCGCATTTCGGGCATGGCCCCAGCTCGACGTAGTGTGTCTTTCCTGCGCGGTTACTCGCGTGTGGTCTCGTCCGCTTCATCGTGCGGTTCCTCCTCGAATACTTTCTCCAGCGGGATCTCGTGCCGGCAATGCGCCTTGGTCTCTTGCAGGATCGCCGTGTGCGCGATGGTCCCGTCCTTCCGGTAGTGCATCTGATAAGCGACGGGCAGCATCGCCTGATAGTCGCACCACCGTGCAGGCCTGCACCATACCAGGTAGCGCTTCGCGGTCCGGTACCGCTTACCGTCCATGTCGCCCGCCGCCATTGCGCAGCGGCGCAGATACTCCTTCCGATCCATTATTCGTCCGTCATTTCGACGGCAATCTTCCCGAGCACGGACACGGTGATCCATTCCGCCGCAAGAGCGGAAGATGCCCGCGTCAGCTCGTTCGCCAGCGCGCGGTAGGCGTCGTCGTTCTGGTCCTTGATGGCATCCCACATTTCCTTGTGGACCTTCTCAATATCCTTGCGCATCTTCTCAGCGCGCTCCAGATACCCCTTCAGCGCGGCCCAGCTTTCATTGTCGCTGGCAAAGCCGCGGCCGCGTTCCTCCGTCATGCCCTCCAGCAGCTCCGCCGTGGTGTGCTCCAGATTGCCGAGCAGCTGCGCATTTGCCGATAAATTACTCATTTTTGTCTCCTTTCTTCTTCGCCGGTCCGATGATCTCGCACTCGACGCCGCGTGCAATGCCGGTCCAGCCGACGCCCCACTTCTTCGCCGCCGCTACGACCGCGTTCAGCCGGTTCTCGGCCTCGACGCGCACGGTCGGCAGCTTCTTGCTCTTCAGCTTGCCGTCCGGCGCGGTATAGGTGTATTCCTCGCCGTCGGTGTACTTTACCTCATAGATCCATTTCTTCGCTGCCATTGCTTCACTCCCATTCATACTGATAGCAGAAGATGTGCCCGCCGATGGCGCCCCATGTTCTGCTGTTTTCACCTGTGGTCGAAAAGAAAACCACGTCCATCGGCAGGACCGGCTCGCCGTAGAGGGCTTGTCCCACCGCCGCATACTGCTTGTCCGTCGGTACCGCTTCGTCGAGGTGCGCCGCCGTGCTGAACTGCACGGGGCCGTTCCCGTCGGTGCCTTGGAAAATGACCTCTTTCACGCTGTCAGGGAAGTTTCCCGCCGCAACGCGGTTGAGAATGACTTCCGCCACGGCCTGCTGGCCCACCAGCGGCTCGCCCCGTGCTTCCAGGTAGACGATCTTTGCGATCAGCTCGCAGTCCTCCTGGCTCACCTCGGCATAGCGGCTCGTCGTGATGCTCTCCGTCGGCTCCTCGTAGGTCGTGAGCAGCTTCGCCCGTGTCTCCTGCGCAACGACAGGCGGCTCCGGCGTTACCTCCGAGACCGTCTCGCGCCATTGCACGTTCGCCGCGATATACCCCGCCGCAAAGGCCAGCGCCGCGAGGACCACGATCAAAAGCGTCGTGAGCAGGTCGTTCTGGCTCTCCGGCTCGCGGTGGATCGTCACGGTGATCTCTCTTGTTTCCATCATTCTGCCGCCTCGCTTTCTTTCGGCGCCTCTTTCACCGCGCCGTGCTCGGATTCCGGATCTACCATCAGCGCCGCCATCACCGCTAAGACGTGCAGCGTTGGAAGCTGAAGCGCGCTCGCGTACTCCTGCACGATGATGCAGACGCCATTGAGTGCCGATGCCGCATTGTTCGCCGTGATCTTGCAGTTGCACTTTTCGTTTCCGGCCGTCTTGCGGAAGGTGATCTCCACCTCGTCGCCAATGTGTCTCTCCGTTACCTTCATGGTCTTTCCAGTCTCGCTCATGCTGTTTTTCCTCCTGTTATTTTGTGGCGGCTTTTCTGCGGCCGCGATTTGCAAGGTTCTCCTGATATCTCGTCAGGCCAAGCTCCGGATCATACTCGCGGCGCTTGTTCCCATCGAGGCCGCCGGTGTATCCGCGCCGCAGCTCCGCGTAGACGGCTGCGGCAGACATTCCGAGATCGACCGCGATCCGCGTGACATTCTCGCCGGCCGCGTAGCGGCGCGCCAGCGTTTGCCGGTCCTGCATCGTCATGGTTTTCATCCGTTTTTCACCTCATTTCCCTCCGCTTTCCTGCGGCGAAATAAAAAAATATTGCAGAAAAAGATGTTAAATCCTTTTCTGCAATCATTATGCTATCTCACACTTGAAAAGTCAATAGAGAAATGCAGAAAAGCCTAAAATTTTTTTCAAGCCAGCTTTTTAAGGTTCTCGTCGA